CTTAGAGATTCCGCAAGACGATTAGATCAAAATCAAAGTCCTTATATGATAATCAACGAGGTAAGAGACACATTACATTATGATCAAAGAATAAAAGACATAGCAATGAATGTAGTTAAAATATACAAGACTAAAAAGCCAGCAAAGAAAGCACCAGCCTGTATACCATATGAACAGATGTTACCAAAGGAAGTATTTCTAAAAGATGGAAAGTATTATTTTACAAAGAGAGTTTCGACTAAGAATGCAATCAATGTTATACGACTAGCTGTAGAAGACACTACTCAATATATAGCAGCAATAAAGGAAGTGGTAGACCCTATATTAGTGAATAAATTAGTGAACAAAATATGCATGATGACCACATTTGATAAGTTATCCTTAAAATCATTGATAACTTATGTTAATCAACAGGCACCAAAATACTCAATACCACAACAAGTCATACCACTTCTAGCTGAGGTTCTTAGACAATCATTGCAAGCTGAGACACAAATGGACGCTTTACTCCAATCAGATTTGGCAACTACATTGAATCAAATTAAAGGAGGTGAATTTAAAATTGAAAAGTGTGAATTGCAGAAGATATCATCATATCAGAAAATAGTAAATGCTCTTAAACACTTGTTCTATCATGAAAAGCCAATAAATGAAATAAGAGCATCAACCTCAGCTCAGAATTTTCAATCTTGCCCACCAAGGGTGTAAATAAGACACACAGTAGCAATAGCGCTAACAGTGAGAGCGCTAACAAAAGTTACTCACTAAGACAACTGTGTGAATTCACTTATCTATCAGATAACATTGAAAAACATGCAGCACCCAATAACACAGCATGTGCTTATGATCTCAAATCAATGAGAAGGAATCTACATCCATTTTTACGAGAAATCCCTAAATCAGCAATCATAGACGAAGATTTCCCAATCCTTCAGACATATTGTAAACTAGGGTTGTTAATAGAAGAAGAAGATCGTTTTATCAAAGAACCTAGTGCTGGAGGATTTCCAAAGTTACTGATTCATTTGAATGACAAAGACTTGCAACAACTGGCACAAACTGTACATCCTGAAGTATATGAATTTAATGAAATGATGCCCAAGACCTATCAATATTATGGTGACACAATAAACAACATTCCAGTTTGTGCTATTAAGGATGATGCACCTAGGAAAATAGGATTTGAAAAGTTGCTGGGTTGTAAACATGACAATGTTAAAGATGAAGTTATGATGTATGGGAAGAATAAACAGACGCTGTTTGCAGCAGCAAAACGACAAATGAAAACAGCCCCAGCACCAAATGCAAAAATAGCTAAACAATTCTATGAGTATGCTGTAGATCAAATAGAAAAATACCTAGGTGAAGATTTAGACGATTTCTCATACAATGAGGCTCAATGGTATTCCCACTTACCAGCACAGAAGCAGAGAGCCATTGACCCCATAAGGCTGTATTACCAGAAAGCACCACTATTTGAAGTGACATATACATCTCAAGAAAAAGCAAGAATACTGACAGAGCATTATGAAGCAATAGTTAAGGCAGAATTACAGCCTATAGATGGTAAACCCAGAATGGTTTGTTCAATACCACAGAGAATTAAATACACTATGGGACCAATAACTTGGCAACTAGAGGAAATAGCAGCACACAAACTACCAGGTTATTGCGGAGGCAAGAACTTGACAGAAATGGCAGAGGATATAAATCGATATCTTGCCATGGGATTTACCAAAGTAGTGGAAGGTGATGGATCTGCATTTGATAATTCACAAGACATAGCATTGAAAGCAGTAGACAGATATATATATAGGAGAGTTGCAGACAAGGTATATCATGTGCCAAAAGAAGATTTTATGAAATACTCTCAACTCCACTACAAGACAATGGATGTAAAGTATCATGTCAACGGAAAACCCAAAACATACCTTACATACAAAGTGCTAGGAACTGTATTTTCCGGGGACTGTGATACAACATTAGCAAATACTATACGTATGGCACTCTACAACAAGTTTGCTAATGATATGTCCGGATTGGTGTATGGTCAAGATTATGTGTTGTTTTCAAAAGGAGATGATTTTTCAGTACTTTACAATGAAACAATACCTGATGATTTCATCAAATCCATATACCAAACCTATTTCCTCTCCAAACCAACAGGCAAATATGAAGACATTGATGATAGACAAGGAGGGTTAGGACAGATATGCAAATTCTTGGAAATAGGTGGACCCAATTCCTTCAAGTTCTGCAGTCTTCGAGCTTGGTATGTTGACCCTACAACTACAGAACGTATAACACTCACACGTGACCCAAAGAAATTGTTTACTTTATCTAAA